AATTGTCTCATCATTAAGTTACTTAAACTGCTGTGACTGTAGTTGATAGTTCATTAATAATCGAAGTGGCCAAAGCATCAGTCATCCAATAGCCTCGAGTGTAGTCATAAATGTTGTAGAAAGTATCTACTGGTACTGAAGTAATTTCTGTGCACACTGCTGGAAGTGTCACTTCACTAGATAGGCCAATATAACTGCTTGCATCTAGATTGAATTGTCCAATTACTATAATTTTAATATTAGTTCTTGTATCAATGTTAGTCATTGGGTCAAATTTACCAAATATAGTTTCAGTATCTGTTGCTAACCATGTTATGAGTTTCATTTTAGTTTCCTTTAGTTAATAATAAACTAGTTAGATTTAACTCTTCTTGAACACTTAATGGAATATTATTAAGGTCAATACCGTTTGCTATTAGTCCAGCTTTATTACTATCAGTATCAGATAATAACATTGATGTAGCTGTATTTAACAATTGTACACGCATTTGAGGTATTCTCATAGCTTCTTCAGCAGTAGCTTGTGAAATACCTAAGGTTCTTGCTACTTGTTCAGTTTCAATCTTCTTTAGGTTTCTTAGATAAACTTCAGTTCCCATATTCAATTGATACATCTCATCATCAGTTTTACCATCAATTCTGGATTGTTCGGCAACAATAGCTAATTCAGTTTCATACTTTATCAAAAAAGCAATTTCATCATCTAGCTTCTTATAGCCATCTGCTTGCTGATCTTGATGAGCTTCAAATTCTTCTAGCTCTGCTTGAGCAAACAATCTTTCTGACTCTTTAGTAGCTTCTTGAACTTTAGCAATATGAGCTTGATGCTTAATCTCTTGTGTAGTTTGTAACTTCTTTGCGATTTTTCTATCTTCTATGAAGTTACGAACTATTCTTAATCTTTCCCATACAGTTTCACCATTAATGAGGTTAATATATGCGTATTGTGAATTTACTTGTGATGCCATTTAATCCTCTTTCCCTAAACTCATAATGATGCTCCTGTTAAATCTCTTCTAGCTGTGCCTACATTTGCTTCGGCTTGTACGAGAATAGCAGTTGGAGAGAGCAGAGTAGTTGTAGACACATATGTTGAAGTATATCCTCCATAGAATAAAGCATTAGTTCCAATACTGGCTCCTGCTATACTATTTCTAGCTGTACCGACTGAAGTTTCTGATTGAACTAAGACGGCTGTTGGAGATAATAAAGTAGTTATAGATATAACTGCTGATCCATTGTACCCTCCATAGAATAAAGAGTTTGTACCTACATTAGCTCCTGCTAAAGCATATTTAGCAGTACCTGCGGTAGTTTCTGCTTGCACTAAAGTAGCTGTTGGTGATAATAAAGTTGCTATATTTGTTGTATTATAACCTCCATAGAACAGAGCATTTGTCCCTACACTAGCTCCTGCTAGTAATTCTCTAACTGTACCTACTGTTGCTTCAGCTTGGACTAGAGCAGCTGTTGGAGATAGTAGAGTAGCTGTTGATACGATAGATGACCCATTATTACCTCCATAGAATAATGCATTAGTTCCAACATTAACCCCTGATAATTGTTGCCTAGCAGTTCCGACTGTAGTCTCCGCTTGGACTAAAGTAGCTGTTGAGGATAATAGAGTAGCTGCAGCTACAGTAGATGAAGAATATCCTCCATAAAATAGAGCATTTATACCTACGTTAGCTCCTGCTAAAGCGTATCTAGCTATACCTATATTGGTTTCTGATTGTAATAATGTGGCAGTTGGTGATAATAAAGTTGCTGTAGCTACATATGTTGATGATGTAGTTCCTCCATAGAATAAAGCTTTAGTAAAACCTAAAGTTTGAGTCCATACACTTACTCCATTAGCGACTATAGCGGTAATATTAATACCATTTACAGTTAAAGCATTCGCTACATTTTCAGGGATTAACGTTCCGTTTGTGTATAATGGCATTATGCATCCGTCCCATCATTTGTAAGATATAGTGTATTTCCACTAATACGCATCTTAACAGTACCTCCAATAGTACTAGTAGCATACTCTGTTGGTTGCACACTATTAGCCACTACAAAAGCTGTTGTAGCCAACTGAGTATTACTTGTTCCTACTGGAGCAGTTGGAGCAGTAGGTGTTCCAGTTAAAGCTGGTGAATCAATTGGAGCTCTACTTGTATCAATTGGGTGTATATGATCAGCTCTAGCAACTGTAGTTCCAGTACCTACAGTGGCTGTACCGTCCATTATGGGAGCAGTAGACGCTAGGGCTGTAATGCTATTAAAGCTAGTCCCTGAAGCAACACCAATATTTGGAGTAACCAAAGTCTTATTTGATAATGTTTGTGCTGTAGATAAATCTGCTGTTATACCTGTATTGATAGAAATTATATTTCCTGTCTCAGATAAACCATTGCCAACAATAACTTGACCAGCACCAGAGAATGCAGTAAATGACAATGAAGTAGTATTAAGTGTAATTGGAGCAGGAGTTGTCAACACAAATCCAGTTCCAGCATTAACAGCCCCTTCTGCTACATAAATATACATACCAGTGGTTACTTCAGATGATGTATCAGCATCGATTGATCGTGACCAAGCACCAGTGCCAGCCACATAAATACCATTCTCGGAAGCTGTTGTTTGATTCTTTACCAATACACGATCACCAGCTACAGTAGTAACACCATCTATAGTAAGTAATGTTCCTGTAGATAATGCGATATTGTCAGTTGATGCCAGACGAACTGAATTTTTTATGTCCAGTCCCTGAATAGCTCCATCCACATACCCCTTTGTTGCTGCATCTGTGGCATTCACAGGTGTTGGAACAGTAACTACTCCAGTGAATGTTGGGGAATCAATGGGAGATCTACTTGTATCAGTAGGATGAATATGGTCTTGTCTGGCAACAGTAGTACTTGTACCTACAGTAGCTATACCATCCATTGGAGAAGTAACAGATGCTAATGCTGTAATATTATTGAAACTTGTTCCAGAAGCAACACCTATGTTTGGAGTTACTAGAACAGCTGAAGTCAAGTCAGCCTTTAAATCTAAAGCTGTTTGAGTAGCAGTAGAAATTGGTTTTAATAGGTCAGTTGTATTATCAACATTTCCAAGCCCTACACTATCCTTCACTATACCAACAGGTTGTGCACTAAATGTTTTTACACCAGTGATTGTTTCAGCCCCATCTGGATGTAGAGTATTAACAGAATCGATCCATATAGTCCAATACGCATTATCAATAGGTAAATGCTCTATACTATGTGCTTGAGTACAAATATATACTGAATTATTATACTTACATATATCATTCATTTTGTATATTGTAGTACCACCTACATAGGTACCTTTGTTTACTATACCTACTCTACCTAAATTTATTGTTGGCATATCTTCTCCTCCTTAATATGTTATTATGAATTCTCCATCAACTAATGATGGAGTTGATGTAGATGAGTTAAAGTAATTTACTATTAACTCACCATCATTGTATATGAATCCAGCCCAGTCTAAATTGCCATAGGCTGATACTACTAGACTATCTACTTGTGCGCTGTTTGACGCAAGTATAGCAGCATTTGCTTGAGTTGTACACGTTACAACATCAGCATTCGTGATTACTACATTTGCATGCGTCAATGCTACATCTTCATGAGTTAACACAACATCAGCATGTGTCAATACTACATCTGAATTAGTTGTAGCTACATCGGCATGCGTCAATACTACATCTGCTGTAGCTTCTGCTGCTTTTGTTGTTGCTATTATAGCATTATCACCAGCTAATAACACCTCTGGCATATAAGGAACCACTGTATCTATTATCACCTGCATATTAGCGATATTGGCAGGTGACATACCTACTGCTAATGTATTTATATTCTCAACAAATCCCATTTGTTACTCCTATTGTACCTAGGTATGAGCTCATAGAATCAAATGCTACATTATATGTTGCACCATTAGTCTTCTTAATTGCATCATCTAAAAATCTATCAAACTCATTTCTTACTCTTATTGGAGCTTTTAATATCTTCATATCATCCTGCATACTAAGTATTCTATAGATTGATTTATCAAATGATATACTATCTTCATCATTACTAGAACTTGATCCATCTGTTGCTACTCTTATCTGTGTGTGCACACTAGGTGTAGGTACTTGTATTAAGCCCATGATCCCCTCCATAATCTTGTATCAGGTATCGCTAATAGATCTTTCTCTAGATCAAATGTACTTTGTGCAAGCATACTATTAGCCTTATCAAATTGCACTTTCTCATTAACTTCGTCACTTAGCCATGAAAATAGATTTGCTGCTATACATGGTTTTACAAGACGGTACATCTCCATACTCATTTCAATACTTTCAAATGGCAGTGTAGGGTAGAAAAAGTATCTTACTAATACTGTACGATCTGTAGGGATAGGAGTATTTGGTATTACATTTATAATAATATGATTATTAGCTGTTACCTTTACACTAAAGTAGTTTAGATCACATTCTACTGTATATACACTATGAGGTTCTTTCTGTAGTATTATCTCTACTTCAGTCAAACCATCTCCTCCTATAGATACTGGATTAGTATTAGTAGTTAAATCATAGAGTTCTTGAGTATAGAAGATTGCCTTTAGATCTTGTGCAATACCTAGACCTTCTTCAATACGCTCGTCAATCCATGCATCAGGATATTCAACTGTATCAATAAGTCTATTATCTATGGCTCTTGAAAATTCACGCATACTAGCTAGTGTATAGATCATAGTATCTCCTATATAATTACCGTATTATATCAGAATATTAGAGAATTCTTACTCTCTTCTTCATACTCTATTTCTTCCCATATGCCATCTTTTCTTTTATACTCTGTCTCTTCACTAGGCTTCCATGCTTCTATACTCCCCAGCATACTGACAGTATCTATGAAGTCATCATGCTTGCTTTTGAATCCACTAGCTGATGCATTCTTTATTTCATCCATAGCTTCTGCTATACACTCATCTTTATCCATGTTCTTAGGGAACCATATCTTCTTCAACTTAAATAGAGGGACTACTACATTGAATCTTTGCATCTTATTAGTATTAGGCCTCATACCAGGACTACCCTTATTACCGTCACTCAGTAAATTAAAGAAGATATTTCTAGATATCATCTCATTCTGGATCCATTGTATGAAGCCTCCCTGCTGTCCTGTTACTTCTACACCAACACCTTGAGGCTTATACACCTGACAGAACTTAAACAAATCATCTACATTCTTATCCATTAGTTGTCTTCTACATATACCATCTACCCATAACCAGTCACCTTTGTTATTATACGCCCATACACTTATAACACTATAGTCACTGCTACTTTTCTCACTAGTAGCAAAGTCTGTAGTAATATAAAAATTATACTTACTCTTATTCTTTAACACTGTTATTCTATCATACCATATAAGATCACTATCTTGTATCAGCCTATCTTCATCCGACATAATCCTCAGCATAAGTTCCTGATTAAATGTATCTATCTTACCAGCAGCTAAGGCTTTAGTATATTGAGTATTAACATACTCCCATGTGAAACGATCTTCCCATCCACCTTTAAACTCTTCAGGAGTACATGGAAACTCTTCACATACAGGGTACACATTAACATACCATGCACCACTTTCTACAGCTTTATATAATGGATCACTTGCATTAAATGGAGTACCACTCCATATGGTCTTACGTCTTGAAGGATGGAGAGCATAGTCAATAGCTTTATATACAGTATCCTCTATACTTGCACGTACTGTAGCTGATCTTGCATCCTCATCAGAGATCAAGTCATCTAAGATAGCTAGATAAGGTCTTTGTCCCATTTCTTTAGCTCCACGCACACCAGTTTTTGCACCATACCCCTTAAAGATAGTTACCTTACCATCTAAATTCTCAAATTCCCATCTAATATCTGTAAATCTAGTCTTAGGAATATATTTCTGAAGAAACTCACTATTCTCCCATCTATATTCCAGATTCTTACGCATATTCTTTACACCATTCTCTATAGAGTCTGACACATATAGTCCTAAAGGTATTTCACCAAACCCATCTATTCCACCATACACAGCTATATACAATATCATGTACTCCCCCATGATAGTTGTCTTAGCCATACCACGACTACACAAATTACATATATTCTGCTTCTTACCAGCTATCTCATCCAACATCTTGTAGTGTATTACAGGAGTTTTATTTTCCTCACCTCTACCTCCATTAACCAACTTAATAAAAGTAACAAACTTTAATGCAAAATCTGAGGGTATATAATCCACTTCTTCATCATAATTTACAGTATTAAGCCATTCTATTACTGATTGTTTAGTTGGAGTACTCATGCTTCCACCTCAGCTTCTATAATATTAGATTCTGCTATCCATTTTACAGCTATACCAGCTTCCATACTTCGTCTTTGCTCCATTACTAATGCTTCAGTAGCTTTTCTTAGCTCATCTATAGCACTTCCCTCATTAGTTACTGTAACATTGATCTGTTTATCCTCTTCAGGTTTCAATTCTCTAATCAATACCTCAGCAGCTTTCTGTCTTACTGCAGGACTTACATTATTATCATACATCATCTTAGCAGTGACAGCTATAGCATCATGGAATGTATGCCTATGCACTAACTTCACACTGATATTAGCTACTTTACGTATCTCATTAACTAGAGCACTAGCATTATATCTACTAGCTTCTCCCCCCATATCCCTTTTAGTCTCATTCCTAGCATGCCTAGCAGCTAATCTTTCAGGAAATACCTTAACATAAGCATCTACTGCAGTATGATTAGCTTCTACTAGTACAAAGAACTTCAATGCATTCATATACTTAGGAGTAGACCACTGACTATTCTTCTCCATAACATTAAAATACTGACTATAAGCATCAAGAAACTCTTCACCGTAGTCAGGATCATCTACTAACTTATTCAATTCATCAACTGTTTCCTGAGTTACTAAAGAACCTTTCTTCTTTCCTAACTGATCTTGTAATATCTCTAGTTCTAACATACAGTATTCCTTAATATTTATGAAATCATACCATATGTTATTACTGTTATGCAAATTACCCTATATTTCGTTATATCAAAATTAACATAACGACCGTTATGCTTTACAATACATAACGCTTTCAGGTACGATTAGGGTATCGGTTAACGACTGCGCTGGGGGGTTAGTACTATTTTCAGCTCTTTCAGTGACAGCAATCATCTACTTTAATATAATACACTTCTCAGACTTGGAACCAAAAAGTTACCACCTTCAGCTGCTCTACCATATGATTGATATCCAGCTAATCCACCCATATTCTTAATATTAAGTTCAGAAGGAGCAAATTTATCTCCTACCCATACTCCACCATATTGGCCATCTGCTCCATTATAAGTAGATTGATTACTAAATGTAGGATGATTAGGTTTCTTATATGTATCAGGAAAGTGTCCATTTCCTGCAGCAGCAAGACCATTAAGGTAAGCACCTTTAATATCATAATCATAATTATCATTCAACCTACCATTATTAACTCCCCATGATAAGAACTTCTGCTCATCCTTAGGGGATAACTTAGTATTATATAGATTAGTGTAGTCTGGACCCATAGTAACTCCTTTTCTGTAATTATATCATCATTATATTGATAACAGTTACCATAATTTTCTATTGTAATTTTTTAATTTTGGGTATGAGTTTAATACTCCCTCCTCAGTCTTCACTAAAACGAAGTCCCCCCCCTCATTCTTCAGAAGGAACTACTTATTTAGTCAGGCCACGTGCTTTTGTTATTAGATATTTCAATCTAAAGGACATACAATGGATAAATGGTTACCATACAGCTCATATGAGAGCTTAGTTACAAACAAGTTTGCAGGTCATACTGCCCAAGAAGTATATGCTATTATAATCAAGTCTGATTATATTATCACAGCCAAGGACGGTACTCCATACCGTATCTCCTTGTCTAAGCTAGAGGAGACTCTAGGTGAGCCATACCTAAGGTCTGTTCACAAAGCTATTGAGTGGTAATCCACTCATAGTTTTTTTTTTTTTCTTACACCCACAAAGCAGAACACAACAAATAACACAAATAACATTCATCCAAAGTCCTCAGCCTAAATCTCAATCTCACTCTCAATCTACCATTCTTAAAGTGCTTTTGTTCTTGGTAATTTCTAGTCTTAAATGATTAGTTAGTTATACATTAATATAAAGAGTACCAGATGGAAATGATGGAAATTGCAGAGATTGCATTAGTGTTAGTAGTGATTTGGAAATTCAGTGGAGTATTCACTAAATCAGCAGAGCTAGCAGGTAAAGAGTTTGATGCAACAGCACGTAAGCAAGACATTCGCTTATTAAAAGCACGTCAACAAGACACTAAAGAGGTCTTAAAGATTAAAGACATTCCTACTATGTCAGACAAAGAATTCGATGCAATCTTTAATGTAATTAATACTGATGAACAGGAGTAACAAATGTTATATATTGCACTAGATGGTACACTATGCACTTCAATTGAAGAAGCACAGTCAATCAACTATGAGCTTAGTCATTAAGACTAAGTTCATACAATCATCACGAGATAGAAGCCAGAGGGAAGAACACCCTTTAATCAACTCAATCAAACAACAAAGGAATACAATGTCAAAAGAAACACCACTCACTCCACTACAAGTTGCAATTGCAAAACGTAAAGCTAGTATTAATGCCATCATTACGGCACGTAAAGAAGAACTAGCAATTAAATATATCAATTCAGATACATTCCTAGTTAGAGAAATGCTTGATAATGATATCAATACAATCAATGCATTACTATCAGTAGCTAAAGATAGTTATGTATTAGATGGACGTAAGTTGTCACCTACATTTGGGTATGGCACAATACCTAATCTACTAATTACATTAGCTAAGGCAATCTTATATGCTAAAGCTCATGAGAAGGAAGAGTTATTAGTAATGGCTAATACTACAATTGACACCGTTGAATCACTAGTAGAAGCATTAGGGCAAGAAGCATACTTCAATCCAAAGACAGGAACTATTAGAGAAGAGATTCCAATGGATATTGATATGGTCACAGCTATGCTACGTCAACTTATCAATGATCTAAATCTAGTTAGTGAAGTATCGCTTGCTAAATTCCATTCAGGTAATATCAAGCTAATATTCACAAGAGCACATCTCAAGGCTAAGTTAGCTTATGAGAACTACATCAACTATCTAGAAGGTATTGAAGATACCATCTATGTAGACTAACACAATACAACACTAACCATAGCGCACTCAGTGTGTCTATGGTATATTAATTTAAAGGACATAGAATGAATAGAACAGATATATTATTAGGTGATATAGAATTACCACAGCAAATCATAGAATTAGTTGGTACAAAATACTCAGAAGAAATGCATAGTATGTTTGATGCTATTGTTAATGCATTCATTAAGAATGAAGGTAGTGTATCAGCTCCATACTGGTCTGATAGATTCAATAATAAGAAAATATTCAATACATTTCTACTCCACTTATCTAAAGCAGGATGGATTACTACAACAGTAGAACCTCATCGTAACTGGGCAGAAATATCATTCAATGGTAATAAACTATTGAAGTGGGTATCTAAAGAAGAGATTACTATTATAAGAGAAACAGTTAAGTTAAAGAAATACTTACTAGAACATGTCTCATATGGCAATACATCTAAAACAACTAAGACTCCTAAAGGTACTAGAAAGGTAGGACATACTAGAAAAGGAATCAATAAGCATACTAATAGTCATATACAATTTGACACTGTTATGTTGTATAAATACCAAGAGGCTATTACATTGAATACTACTAAAGGTATTCGTACACTTAAATTAGACCACTCATTATTTACTGATAAAGCACACTATGAGGCTATTGCAAGTGCTTGTATTCAATATTATATTGAACATCCATATGCTACATATA